GTTCAGTGTCACCCCAAACTGTCTGATTCAATTTCAACCGTTTCGTATCAAGTTCTTCCAACATGTACTTGAAGACGGTGTGATACTCACGGACACTACGCACACCCGCGGAATCGAGTTCTTGGAGTCCTGCACCAGTAACAAAACTGTTGGGGCTGATCGAGTCGTCCTGCAATCCGTAGCCAGCAGCAATCCGTAATTGGCGTTCAAGTCGGTTGATTTGCTCAAAAGCTGGGAACACATTCGATTGTCTCCCTCTCTGAATTTGAGTGCCGGGAGTGAACTTGTTAACCGAGAACCGGCCCCGCTTGTACTGACCCGACTCAATGTCACCGATAATGTCCACGGGAGCGTTCACATCATCCTGCACCGACATGAGTGCCAGGACGTTCAGTCGGACCATCATCCCCAACAGTCCGATCACTTGGTCATACTGGCCTTGCAAGGTGCCACCTGTGGGGCGGGCTCCGAACACAAACATCGGTTCATCAAGAAGTGATTCGATGAAGTCGAGTACCTGTTTCGTTTCCCGAGCGATAACCCACGTTCCACGTTTGTCGTAATACTCCACGACTTCGGTGGTTTGGTCGTAAGCCTCCCCAACTTCCATGTCCAACTCTGGGTAGATGGCTTTGAGGGCGGCAACGTCCATGATGCGCCGCACCGCGAGTTCGGTGGGTGGGTGGTCGGTTGTCCAGTAACCGGGGTACACGTCGAACGGGTCACGGACCTCACCAACATACGTGCCATCAGATTTCGGACGTAACACCCAGACGGCGTAACCGTAGAGAGGTAGCCACCGACCCTGCTTGGGCATCTGGAGGGGAAGACGCTGATGCAAGTCAAGGCCGGTGACTATCCGATCAATCTTGTCCGCGCGTTGGCGGGCTACGTCCGCGTCCTTACCCCTATTGATAATGGGTGGGACTTTGAGGACGGGGATGCGACCAACTTTTTGAGCGTGGCGTTCCATCCCCGAAAGGATCATGTTGGGGGCGGGGAGGTCTTGACCGAGTTCCCGGCCTGCTTCGCCGAGCATGGCACGTAACCCGCGTTCGCCACCGTCAACGATGGCACGGATGCGGTCCATGTCTCCACGGTCGGTGGTGCGGAGAAGCCGATCCGCTTTTATGATTATTTCGTCAACAGCGCGTGTTGTCACCAGACCACCTCTAAGTCTTGGTAGCCCGCATACACTGGAGCGTAGTCAACTCCCATGTCCGCGAGTTGGATTTGCATTTCTTGATGCCATTTCTTCTGCGGGAACCACATCGCCATCACCAAGTCACTTTGGTATCCGCGACGAGCATTAGTCCGCTGACCATCCCGACTGAACCCCGCGAGCTGCCGGGCTACTAGATCAGTTTTTTGTTGCGCCTCAGCCCCCAAGTAAGGGAAGTCAATTTGGCGGGCAGCGAACAGGTCTTGCATTTTGGTGACGCCCATGCGGTCGTCCCACTTGTTCTTATAAGTCTCATGCCCATCCAATCGGACACCGTTGTTTTGGCACCACTCACGGAGGTCACGGTCTTTGCGGATGGCTTTTTGCCAACCGTTCTCCTCAATCACCCAATGCGCGACCTGATACTTCGCGAACCATTCTTTAATGATCCGTGACGCGCCGACCATCCCACCACCGGCCTCGTTCTCTGTGTCAATCATGTACTGCTTCGGAGGGTCAGCGTTGAAATCCATCGCCCACAAAAACGACGCTTGATAACCGGAGGTGGCAGGGTCGAGTCCGGCGATGCGATACGTGCCGGGTGGGATTTGACCGATGGCGCGGTTGTGGTTGTAACACGCTTCCACATCATCCTTATTAAAAATCAACGACATGGCACTCTTGGTGCGGTTTTGGTAAACCATCTCAAACGTCGCCAACCCGCCAGTAGTTTCCGCTGCGATGCGTCGGTTCATCAACCACTCATAAGAGTTCTTTTCCGGCCAAAGCATGCAAGACTGGTGAATTGCGAGTGTGCCGGGGTCTAGTTCACAGGTTTCCAAATGTGCTTGTTCAATAATAAAATCCCATCCGGGGTTGTCGATGAGATGCTGATACAAGTCCTCTGGATGTTGCCTGCTGCCGATGACCACCTGCGCAGTTTGGGATTCGATACGGGAACCTACTTGTGTGGTCCACCAGGAACGAGTCTCCTCACGACTATGCGGTTGGTTGACGGAGCCGTGGTCTTCGATGTCGTCAGCGATGATGAGGTCCACGTCACTGCTTAGAATCTGCCCGGCCCGTCCGACTGCTCTCATCGTTGGAGCTTTATCACCGACGACGGATTGGTTGTCTACGTGGAACTCATTCGCACTCCACATACTCCCGCCGCGTTTCTCAGGTTTCCACGCCGCCCCCGGAGGTAAATAAAATTCTTTAAGAGTGGTGTTCGACTGCAAGTGATCCATCACACTCATCACGCTCTTTTTGGCTTGGCGTTCGTTTTTGCCGATCCACATGATATGAATGTCCGGGTTCTTCATAATCTGCCAAAGGCAGAAGTGAATCAACAATTCCGTTTTCCCATGACGGGGCGGGCTGAGGATGACCAACTGGCCTCCCTCGTTCATTGTCTTCTCAGTCGCCTCAATCCACTTCGCGTGAAAATCTTTCGTAACAAACGGGACACCCGGCTTAGTCTCAAAAAAATGACTGCGGAATTCAGCGAAGTCATCCAAGAGGCCGAGTGCCCATTCTTCGGGTTGCCACTTCTCCGCCAACGCAGCCTCACGTAACGCCCGATCATGAATAGCACGGATGCGGAAGACCATGCTCACTGAACAGTTCAACATCTCCGCTGCTTGCACCACGGGGAGTTTGTCCAGTACAAGCGCGTCGGCTATCCCAAGTTCTACGGCTTTGTCATACAAAGGGGATTTTGTGATTTTGGGAACAAAGTTGACTTCCTTCGTTCCCCGCACCCGACGCTTGTAATTCCGTTGCTGAGTGTTGACCTGACAACGTTCAGAACAATATTTACGTTGCCCCTTCGGAACCCTACGGTTCTTCGGGACACCCCAAGTTTCAGCGCAAGTCTCATTTGCGCATGGATCACCGACAGCCATTAAACGGAGTGTACACAGGGGTTGACTAATGGTAGAGGGTTTACCCCTAGACACCGGCCTCTTAATCATGTACGTTTGCGCTAGCCGCATCTTAAATGAGCGGCGCGCGGTGCCGGGCTTGGCTCTGTATCGGACACTGGTGGCCTATCACCATAGGTGTTGTCCGAGTTCCAAGAGGGTTCGACTCCACTCTCACCGCACGCCATGAAGGAACGTGAAGTTGATGAGAGGGCCGTCGAAGTCATCGCCACTCTGGATGCTCTTTTGGCCCAGGTGGAGCCGTGGCGGAACATAGAGAAACTTTATGCCAGAAGTAAGAATCGTCGGAAGAAAGAAGGACGGGACCGAATGGGGTCAAGTCGTAGAGATTCCAAGCGTTGACATGGTGAATTTGGAAATCGCATTGAACACGGTTGATGAGTTATTCGCGGAGAATGGGATTACCCGGTGGGCGTTCCAAATTGACCAACAAACTCCCGTCCTCGGAGGACCAGAATGACCCGTTACAAAACCCTACCGACTCCGGTACAAATATGAAACACATCAGATGACCACTTGGGGTGCTGGACTCGCAGAAGAAACCATCGAAGAACGCATCGAAGAAGTAGAACGCCGCACCCGCCTCCTCGCCCTCTGCATCACCGACATACTCGACCACCTCAACCGGCACTCCGACACTGACGCTCAACAAAAAGAATCCCTTGACACACCCCAACCCGCGTGATACCATCCCAAGAGGAAGGGAGCAAAGGAAAATCAATCGCATGAACAATCAAAAATCTTTCGGAGTTCCTTTCCTGTCCCTTCCAAGGCGCGATTGGTTGTGTTCCGAAACAAGAATCCCTCTGGACCAAACCCCCCACGGTGACCCTCCAGAGGGATTCCTTGTACCCCAAGGAGCCCACACCCACTAAACTCCACACCACAGGGACAAACCCGCCGCATCCTTTGACCGAGCGTGACGACCTCTCGGCCAGGACCAGCAACCACAGCCCCCACCCCGGCAAAAACGTGGCCCCCCCTCTTAAGAGTGGCTCTATGTCCTAAAAAGGACTTCTCCACCAAACCCCCAACGACCATAGAACTCTCTACAAAACCCCAAAGACACATACATACATGTATATGTTGGGGGTCAGGTTGAGGTCGGGCCTATGTGAGCTGTTCTGGTCTAAACGAACGTCCAACTTAACATAACGGTGGTTATGTAAAGCTATCGACGTTGTTGTTGTGTGTGTTGTGTGTGTTGGTTGGTTGGGTGGTGGTGGGTGGTTGGTGGGTGTTAGGCCTGGTGTTGAGTGTGATAGGGGCTTGACTAGAGGTTTAGGGTTTGTGAATTAAAACCACTTGACAAGGGTCCACAATGAGTGTAGTCTGGGTATATGGATAGGTTGGTAGACGAAAGAAGGAAGGGACAAACAATGACCAACATTGAACAAGCACAAGCCGCCAAACGTACCGCCGCAATGGAACGACCACAACGCATCGACGGCGAATACTTCCCAACACGATACGCAGCCATCGAACACCTAGTAGCTGAAGGCTATCGGGTCGAGGATCACAAGAGGGGACCGCGCCTAGTGAAAGGCGGGAGCTTCTACATTCAAGAGGACTTGACAAAAACCGCCATTGACTACGCGAGAGAAATAACAGCCGAAGAAGGCTACGCGCAATACTACGGAATCGAACGGTAATCAGTCTTAATCGACGGGGTACAGGCGCATCAACCCTCCAACTCCCGGCGACGACGCGACCACCACCGGTTACATAGCGCCCGCGTCAAACCACCCGACGCCGCGCGTACTGCAG